CATTATAGCTAGTAAGTATTATACTAAATATACAGATAAGAATAGTATAACTAAAGAAGAACTATTAACAGAGTATAATGTTAACTACTATCTAGAAGATTCAGAGAGAGATGAGATAGAATCTCTAGTAGATAGAATCATTAACAAGACTATAGAGAATGAAGCATCTCTAATAGAACTACTCAACGAACACAAGAGAAGAGCATTAGCTGGAGACATAGCTAAGTTAGCTCTTGATGTAGAAGAAGGTAAGGCTAAGACATCAGACTTAATAGATAAGTTCTCTGACTTTGAACACCAAGAGATAGAGGATGACGAGGCAATAGCAGTAGACATGGACTTAGTAAGCCTACATAATTCACAACAAGGAACACCAGGATTACGTTGGAGATTAACATGGCTTAACAAAGCACTAGGTTCACTACGAATGGGTGACTTTGGTTTCATCTTCGCTAGACCAGAGACAGGTAAGACTACCTTCCTTGCTAGTGAGATAACACATATGATACAACATACTGAAGGTGACATCATATGGTTTAACAACGAGGAACAAGGTAAGAAGGTAGCTATCAGATGTTATCAAGCTCTCTTCGGTGTAACAACAAAGGAATTGTTTGCAGACATCGAAGGGTATGCAGCTAAGTACAAAGAGATAACACAAGATAGACTAAAGATATATGACTTCGAAGACAGTAGTCATACAGGTAGGATAGAACAGATACTAAAAGAATCTAACCCATCACTAATTATCTTTGACCAGATAGATAAGATACGAGGATTCAAGGCAGATAGGAATGACTTACAACTCAAGGCATTGTATCAATGGGCAAGAGAGTTAGCTAAGACATATGCACCTGTCATTGCAGTATCACAAGCAGGTGGTACAGCAGAGAATAAACTGTGGTTAACAATGGATGACGTAGATAGTAGTAAGACAGCCAAGCAAGGTGAGGCTGACTTCATCATAGGTATAGGTAAGGAATCAGATAACACTAGCAACGCTAGGTATCTTAACATCAGTAAGAACAAACTGATTGGAGATAAAGATACACTACCTGACCTAAGACATGGTAACATGACAGTTATGATTAAACCAGATGTAGCACGTTATGAGGACATGATATGAAATACTTAACATTAGATGTAGAGACAACAACAACTAACATGGGACATCCATTCGATAAGAACAACAAGCTTATCTCTGTTGGTATTAAGAAAGACGATGGACCTACTGTTACATATGATATAGAATACTCCGTTGACCCCTATCAAGAATTGCTGAATGACATTCAAATAGCCGTGAATGAAGCAGATGTGTTGGTAGGGTTTAACATTAAGTTTGACTTGCATTGGTTACAACGCTATGGTATAGACTTCAAGACCAAGCGTGTATGGGATTGTCAACTAACACAGTTCATCATCATGAACCAATCCAATCCTTACCCATCACTCAATGGTACTGCAGAGTACTATGACTTAGGTACTAAGTTAGATGAGGTCAAGGAGAACTACTGGAAGAATGGTATAGACACAGACAAGATACCATACGACATCCTAGATGAGTACCTCAAGCAAGATGTTGAACTAACATACAAAGTATTTACAATACAACAAGGATTAATAAAAGGTAAAGAAAGATTAATAAGTTTACATAACCAAGACTTGTTAGTACTACAAGACATGGAGTACAATGGATTGCAGTATGAGTATGACAAGTCTCTTATACTAGGGAATGAATTAGATGAACAAGTATCAAAGCTGGATAGACAACTGTATGTGTATCATACTTTTGATAACTTTAACCCCAATAGTAATGTCCATCTTTCTTCTTTACTTTACGGTGGGACTATTAACTATCGTGAGCAAGAAGAGTGTGGAGTATACAAGGGTGGTGCTAGAAAAGGTGAGGTCAAACATAAGTGGGTTGACAAAGAGAAGGTAATGCCTAAACTCTTTTCACCAATAGATGGCACTCAACTAGCCAGGGAAGGACAGTATCAAACCAATGATGACACACTCAAGCGACTGAAAGGTAGCGAAGAGTCAATGAAGATACTAAGTATACTACTGACACGAGCAACACTAGAGAAACGTAGAGGTACATACTACATAGGTTTACCAGCATTAGTAGACACGATGGGTTGGACAAACAATCTAATACATGGACAACTCAATCAGTGCGTAGCAAAAACGGGAAGGTTAAGCAGCAGTAAGCCTAACCTACAAAACTTTGATGGAGAGATTAAGAGTCTCTTTACAACGAGATACGGAGAAACAATATGAGTGTAGATGGACAACAACATGACATAGAATCATTACAAATGGATGAAGAACCTAAAGCATTAGAAGAGGCACATCATCATCACACAGCACACGAGTTCAGTGATATGATACTATCTCTTGGACCTAACGCAGTGTTATCACTGTTAACTGATGAGGCTCGTAGTGAGTTACGAAAGAGTATCATCATACAATATAACCACAGACTAGTGGAAACATCAGGACTATAATATGTTACTTAATGCAGACGCAAAAGCTTTAGAGTGGGTATGTGCAACATACCTATCTCAAGACGACATAGCAAAGAAAGAGATATGGGATGAGATTGACCAGCATACAGACAATCAAGAAAGGTTTGGTCTACCATCTAGGTTAGTAGCAAAGACATTCGTCTTCAGACTAATCTATGGTGGTAGTGCATACTCGTATGCTATGGACCACAACTTCAAGGACATAGGTGGTGAGAAGTATTGGCAAGACATCATTGATAAGTTCTATGATAAGTACAAGGGTCTATCCAAATGGCACAAAGATATAGTAGACTTAGTAAAGAAACAATTCTATCTAGAGATGCCAACAGGTAGACGATATGATTACAAGCCTGAAGTAAACAGTATGGGTAACGTAAAGTTTCCTCGTACTAGAATACTTAACTATCCTGTTCAAGGATTAGGTGCAGACCTCATGTCAATAGCTAGAGTAAGCATAGCTAACAGACTAAGAGGCAAACAGAATGTTGACTTAATCAACACAGTTCATGATTCAGTTATGATTGATTTCGATGAGACGAAGAATGACAGTGATGAGTTAGTCAGTATAGTGGAGCAAGCGTTCCATGACATACCTTCTAACTTCTACAAATTGTTCGGTAGTAAGTTTAACTTACCGACAAGAGTAGACATACAAGTAGGTAACCATTGGGGTGAGATGAAGTAGTTGACTTTTCATTTTACCTATGTTATAATATTAGTGTAGTATAAATTAAACAAGGAGACTATATGTTAATAAGTATTATTGATGTAGGGAGTGTAAACACACACTCGGCAAAGAACGGTAGACAATACCAATCTTTAGAAGTAACATACAAGAATGAACAAGGACAAGCACAGTCTAAGAAGTTAATGTCATTCAGTAATCCTGATGTGTTCAAGGCTGCACAAGCATGGACCAAAGGAGATTCAGTAAACATTGCAACAGAGAAAGACGCTAATGGATACTGGCAATGGACTAAGTTGTTAGCAGAAGGTGAGTCAGCACCAGTTAGTAACAGTGCACCAGCTAGCAACGCTGGAGGTAGTAACACCAGAGTAACTGGTAGTAACTATCCAACAGCAGATGAGAGAGCACAGACTCAAGTGTATATCATCAGACAGTCTTCATTGACTAACGCAGTTAATACCCTAGCAACAACAGGTAAAACTGTGTCATCCGATGAAGTGTTAACACTAGCCAGAGTTTACGAAGGTCATGTGTTAGGTGTAGCAAACAAGCCTCAAGCAATACAAGAGCCAGGCTCAATTGAGGACTTGTCTTCGGACATACCGTTCTAGATGTTAGCACTAATTGACCATGATTTAGTAGTGTTTCGTTCGGCTGCATCAGCAGAGAACGATAGCTTTAACATAGCTAAGTATAGAGCAGAGCAGTTACTAGATAGCTTGATGACAAAGACAAAGGCAACAGAGTATCGTGCCTTTATCTCTTCAAAGAATAACTTTCGTAAAGACATATTACCAAGTTACAAAGCTAACAGAACTGCACCTAAACCTGTTCATCTAAAAGCACTACAAGACTATGCGTTAGAACACATGAATGCCGAGTTAGCAAGAGAGGGGTTGGAAGCTGACGATGAACTAGCAATTAATCAAACAGACGACACGATTATAGTATCTCTGGATAAAGACTTATTGCAAGTTGCTGGTCAGCACTTCTCATGGGAGATTAGTGGTAAGAATTGGAAGAGACCTGACATCTTTAGGAAGGTAACAGAGATAGATGGTCTCCGCCTCTTCTTCGAGCAATGCATTAAAGGAGATACATCTGATAATGTAAAAGGAATCAAGGGATTTGGTGATAAGAAAGCAAAGGATTTATTAAAACATATAGAGTTACCTGAAGAAATGTTTATGTTGGTACAAGATATGTATGATGATGACGAAGCTTTCATTCAGAATGCATCATGTCTTTGGATGAAGAGAACACTAGAAGATAATTGGAGAGATAGATTTGAACAATTTCAAAAGCAAACTGGAGGAGAAAGCATGGAAGCTACTGAAGAAGAACTTCCCCTCAGTAAAGTATGAGCCTGATGTAATACAATATACTCAGCCAGAGAAACAAAGGAAATATAATCCTGACTTTCGTATGGCAAGAAATGTATACATAGAAGCAAAGGGTAAGTTAGACTTAGCAACAAGGCAGAAGATGGTATGGTTCAAGGATAACAATCCCCATATAACAATCATCTTCTTATTCATGAACCCTGACAATAGAATTACCAAGCGTAGTAAGACAACTTACGGAGCATGGGCAGACAAGGAAGGGTTTAAATGGTTAGACTTTAGAAAGGATTGGATAAATGGATATAAAGAACTTGCAAGAGAATGATGATGGTAGTGTTGACTTTGACTTTAAGGTTGATAGTAAGGAGACAGAGTTTCTTCTTACCTTTGCTATCAAAGCATTAATAAGAGAAGGTATCATTAAGACAGGTGAAGAAGAAATTGACTTACAACAAATGGAACAATTTGATAGGGGGTTAGATTCTTGAGCCGCCAAGCTAGTAGTCGTGCTTGGGCAGCGAAGCATAGAGAGTACAATAACGAACGAGCAATTGTTTATGTACTAGCTAATCCTGAGCGTTACCTAGCTACCTGTGCAAGAAGAAGGGCAAAGAATAAAGGTATTGAGTTTAACATTACTCATGAAGATATACATATACCTACTCATTGCCCTATCTTGGGTATAGAATTACAGTCACATGTAGGTGAAGGTAAGCATGGTGGTAAGAATGATTCACCAACACTAGATAGAATAGACCCTAACAAAGGATACGTTAAGGGTAACATACAAGTACTATCTCATCTAGCTAACATGATGAAGTCTAATGCTACGGCAGAAGAATTACATTTGTTTGCTGATTGGATAAAGGAGAATATATAATGAAACACCTCGTAATCCCTGACACACAAGTTAAACCAGGAATCAGCTTAGATTATCTAAGATGGATTGGTAACTACATTGTTGCGAAGAAGCCTGAAGTAATAGTAATGATTGGTGACTTCAGCGACATGCCAAGCTTATCATCATATGATACTGGTACTAAGTCTTTCGAAGGTAGAACGTATAAGGCAGACATTAAGGCTGCACACAAGGGTATGGAAGCATTACTAGCACCTATGAAAGCATACAATAAGAAGTTACTTAAGAGTAAGAAGAAACAATACAAACCTAGAATGGTTATGACATTAGGTAACCATGAACATAGAA